ACCTACTCAGCTGCGAGATTTCCGTATCAATCCTAACAAGTTGGAGCTAACATGTCAGAGCTAACACCAGAGGATCTAGCCTTCTTGAAGAAGATTGGTCAGACTCCAGCAGTACCAGCAGCACCAAAGCCAGTAACTACAAAGAAAGATGAGGAATAATCAATGGCAATTTTCTTAAACAATAAGGTCGGATTTAAGATTGCTACTGTCAATCTTTCAGACCATGTAACTGCTTTCACACTCAATCGTCAGGTTGATAGTTTGGAAGTCACAGCTATGGGCGATACAGCTCACAAGTTTGTTGCAGGACTTGCAGCAGACACAATCACTGTTTCATTCTTGAACGACACAGCGACAGCAAATGTACTTGCAACCCTTCAGGCTGCTTTTGGTACAACTGTTGCTTTCCAAGCAATTCAGACTTCAGATGCAGCAGTATCTGCTACAAACCAACTTTACTCAGGCACAATCTTTGTTGATAACCTAACAGACATCAATGGAGCAGTCGGAGATGAAGGAATGATTGACATTACATTCACTTGCAACAGCAAGACAACTCTTGCTTCAACAGGTACTTGGTCATAATCTAACAACAATCAAAGGGGCAAAACCATGGCAAAACTAAAGATCACTAAGACAGATGGAAGTGTTGTTGAAGGAGAGATTACTCCAGCAGTGGAGTATTTCTTCGAGCAACAGACTAAAATGGGATTTCATCGCGCTTTTCGAGAAGAAGAAAAGCAGTCGCATGTCTACCTTTTGGCTTGGGAAGTAATACGCAGATCAGGTGAAACTGTTAAACCTTTTGGGATTGAGTTTATTGAGACACTTAAAAATGTCGAGGTGCTTGACTCAGACCCTTTAGCTTAAAGCGCGATCAACCATTCACCTACCTCATTGCTAGGCTAAGCATTAGGTTGGGGATCGCGCCACAGCACTTGTTGGAATTAGATAAGACCATGCTAGATGCTCTAGTCAAAGGTCTAAAGGATGAGGCAAAGGAGATCAGCGATGCAGATCGAGTTAAGAGGAAACGCTGATCTCCGTAAAGCCTTACGCAGGTTTGCTCCAGATCTAGAGAAATCTCTAAAGCTTGAACTGAAGCGAGGACTTGCTCCTATTGCTCAGACTGCTAGAGGTTATGTGCCATCGCAATCACCTTTGAGTGGATGGTCTGGTAGATCCTTTAATGAAGGATTTTTTCCTACTTACAACGCTGGAGTAATTAAGAGCAAGATTGGCTTTAGCACAACTGTTACTAAGAAAAATGCTAAAGGCTTTAACTCTATGGCTTCTGTATTTAACAACTCACGCGCAGGCGCAATCTATGAATCTGCTGGTCGTAATGGCGCACAGGGGCAACCTTGGGTTGGTCCAAATGGTCCAGCAGGTAAAAAGTATTCGCACTCTAGAAACCCTAAAGCTGGTGAGCAGTTTATTGGTGCTATGCCACCACTCACAGGCAGCTTAAAGGGTCGTGGTCGTCTTATCTTTAAGGCATGGACTCAGAACAAGGGCGTTGCAGAAGGTATTGTCAATAAGGCAATTACTACAGCAGAACAAGAATTATACAGAAGGTCTAAGTCTGGGGCACTAGGGAGAGCAGCGTGAATTATCTAGAAGTAATTAACATTGCGTCCAAGTTTGATGCCAAAGGATTTAAGCAGGCAGAGACGGCACTTGGTAAGTTAGCAAGTACTACTAAGAAACTAGCAGGCGCAGCAGGTATTGCCTATGGTGCTGCTGCTATTACTGCATACGGCAAGGCAGCAGTTAAAGCCTTTGCACAAGATGAAGCAGCTGCACTGCGACTTAACAGAGCAGTAGAGAATCTAGGCATTGGCTTTGCTAACCCTGCCATTGCTGATTACATTTCCAAGTTAGAGAGATCCGCTGCTGTTGCAGATGATGTTCTTCGTCCAGCCTTTCAGGGTTTGCTTACCACTACAGGATCACTGACTCAATCTCAGAAACTTCTTAATGATGCCATTACAATCAGCCGAGCATCGGGCATTGACTTGGCAACTGTTACCGAGGATCTTGGCAAAGGTTATGTTGGGATTACCAAAGGTCTCATAAAATACAACACAGGCTTAACACGAGCTGAACTGACATCAAAATCCTTCAGCGAAATCCTTGGAGTTATACTTAAGCGATCAGCAGGTGCTGCTGAAGATTATTTAAGCACTACTGCTTACAAGTTTGATGTTCTCAGCGTTGCAAGCAATAACGCTTCTGAGATCATTGGCGGTGGCTTGGTTGATGCCTTTGCTCTTATCGGTGGAGGCACAGATGCCACAGATGCGGCTAATGCCATCGAAACCATTGCAACTGCCCTTGCGAAAGTTACAGTCCAATCAGGACGCACAATTGGTGTTATCCCAACCCTTATCAAGAATCTAAAGAACCTTCCAAGCCAGATCTTTGCAGGCTTTGCTGGTAAGCAATTCGGAGTGAACATTGTACCTCCGACAAAGAAAGCAGAAGCAAAGTTAACTCTTACTGAAAAGAAGCAACAAGAACTCCTTGCCAAACTTGAAAAGGATTCATTGGCTAGAGAGAAAGAAAGACTTGCTCTACTCAATAAGCAGAACACAGCCAAGAAGCTGCAAGGCGTTATTGACAAGGCTAACCTTGCTCTAGGTAAGGGAACTGATGTCTTTGATCTAGATAAGATCCAGATTGCAGCAGCTCTGGCTAATCAGGCTGAGGCTTTAGGCAAGGCAACAAGCGCAGCACAAGTCTTACAGATAGCCAATGACACTGCTCGCCTAAATGTCAAGCGTTCAATCCTTGCCCTAGAAGATGCAATTGCGTCTAAGGATGAAGCATCAATCATTGCTGCAACCAATAAACTTAACGCAGATCTTAAAGTCTTAGGCGTACTTGGTCAGCAGAATGTTAAATTATTAGACATCAAATCTATTCTTGATACTTTAATGCCTAAGGATTTAATCAACATTGCCAACCTACAAGCAGCACTTGATTTATTGACTAAGATTAATCTTGCCTCAACTGGATCTAAAACTATTCCAGCAGGAACAACTACTGCTTCTGTTATTGCTCAAACTGTGACAGCAACTAAAACAGCAACTGTAACTCCCAGTTATACAAACACTCCTTTTGGTGCAGGTGGCACTTTCAACCTAGAAGATGTAGCTCGTTCATCCCTACTTGCAGGTCTGGCAGGCGGAGCAGGCGTAGCAGGGGCAGTAAGCGGATCACGCTATGCAGCCCAAGCAGCTAATCAATACAACATTTCAATTCAGGCTGGTATCGGAGATCCTAACGCCATTGCAGAAGCTGTAACTCAGGTAATCCAAGATGCAGTAGATCGTGGCACTTTACGAGGTGGCGCGTACTAATGACATGGTATCCAGAATGGCGTGTCACAGTAGGAGATGATGTTTATACAACAGTCACTTCTGTGTCCTTTGCTTCTGGTCGCTTGGACATTGATCGACAAGCCACAGCAGGTTACTGCCAAGTAGAAATTATCAACACCACTGGGGCAGATTTCACCATCAATGTAACTGAACCAATCACCCTAGAATTAAAAAACTCAGGCGGTACTTATGTCACAGTCTTTGGTGGAGAAGTATCAGACTTTAACATTGGTGTCAGAAGTCCAGACGAAACAGGCTATGTAACTACTGGCAAGATTCTGGGCATTGGCTCACTGGCTAAATTAGTTAAAACTGTCTATAACACAGCTCTTTCAGAAGGCTTAGATGGCGCACAGATAAGCGCAATCTTGGGTGCAGCACTTAACTTTAATTGGAATGAAGTTACTCCAACAGTCACATGGAGTACTTATCCAGCAACTACTACTTGGAATAATGCCGAGTCTTACATTGGTGAAGTAGATTCAGGTTTCTACACAATGATTGCTTTGGCAGCTAGTGCTTCTGCTAAGTCTCAAACCTTAGTGGATCAGATTTCTAATAGCGCACTTGGGCAGATCTATGAGGAAAAGGATGGGAATGTTTCCTATGCAGACGCAGACCACAGATCTAACGACCTTGCAGCGAATGGCTATACTTTCCTCGATGGAGCGTATGCAACACCAAGCTCTATCACCTCAACAACTCAGACTGCTCGTATCCGTAACAGCCTTATCTATCGCTACTCCACAGCCTACGGCAGCACCTACAGTACCTCTGACACGGACTCTATAGCCTCTTACGGACTCTTTGAGCGTTCTTTTGACTCCAACATCAAGAACCTTGCAGACATTACGGACATCGCCAACAGAGAGTTAAATCTTAGACGAGTGCCTAAAGGATCATTGGGCGCAGTTACTTTCCGCCTAGATAATCCAGACATGAGCAGCGCAATGCTTGACAGCCTTATCGGGGTCTATTTTGGTCAGCCAATGCTCATTAGCAACCTGCCAAGCAATCTTCTCGGGGGAACCTTTGAGGGCTTTGTCGAGAATGTAGCACTGCGAGCAACACCTAGTTTTGTCGAAATAACTCTTTACATCACAGCTACAGAGTTCTCACTATCAACGACACAATGGGACACAGTTGTCCCTAGCACAATAACATGGGCAACCACAAATGCTACACTTATCTGGAACAACGCGACAGGAGTACTATCTTAAATGGCAACAAGTCCTATCTATTCATGGCCAGAACCTGATAACACAGATCTGGTAAAAAATGGCGCATTAGCCATTCGTACACTGGGTAATGCCATTGACACCACCATGGCAACCATGACTCCTAAATCGATTGTCGATGCCAAAGGTGATTTAATTACTGCGACTGCAAATGACACACCTGCTCGCATAGCGGTGGGCAACAACGGCGAATCCCTTATAGTAAATACAGAAACTGCCACAGGTTTATCATGGCAAGGATCACAAGCTGCTGGCAAGAATGTGGCAATAAATGGAGCCTTTGATTTTTGGCAAAGAGGGACTTCATTCAGTATCACAGCAGGTGCGCCATCTTATACAGCAGACCGCTGGACTCAGTATTTTAACGGCACAGGAACAATTGCACAGGATTCCACAAACATCCAAAGCGGTAGCCAATACTCATTAAAGGTAACTGCAACAGGTACATCTGCCTCTAATGCAATTTTCCAATTAGTAGAGTATGCAAATGTTGTGCCACTACAAGGCAAGGTTGTAACTCTAAGTTACTACGCAATGGGAACAGTAGGACTTACTCCTGCGCCATCACTATCTTATTCAACAACTGCCAATGACACATTAACAAACACCAACATTGCGATAAGTGGGACGATTGTTAATTCTCCAACTTTCAGTGGAACATTGCAACGCTATGGATACAAATACACAATCCCTGCTAATGCTAAGACTTTACGCATTGGCTTAGATACAGGCGCGGTTGTCAATACAAACTTTGTGGTCTGGAATCAAGTGCAACTTGAAATCGGATCTATGTTCACTACTTTTACTCGCACAGGCGGAGACATTCAGGGAGAACTAGCTGCTTGCCAGAGGTATTACTACCAAACGGCAGGTCAATTCACAACTTCATCTGCCCAATACACTACTTCTCTCTGTCTGCTTGCTATCAAATTACCTGTAACAATGCGAACTGCGCCAACCTATACGGCAGGAACAGGCACAATTTTTTATAATGGTGGCAGTCAAGCACCAACTTTTGCATCAAATGTTGCAGGTGTTGATAGTTATGGATTGCAAGGCACAACTTCAACAGTTGTTTCAGGAACGGCGCAGTACGCAAACTTAAACAATGACCACAAATTTAGTGCGGAGTTATAATGACAACACAATACGAAAAAGTAATCTCAGAGTTTGGCGTTGAATTTATCAAGCGAACAACTGAAGAAGGCATCATCTCTTGGATACCAACAGACGCAGCCAATTCAGACTATCAACGCTATCTAAACCCTGAAGCGAAACAATCCACACCGATTGTGATTGATGAAGCCAAGACTAAGTAAGGCTGCTATCCAACTCCGAGAGCAGTTCGATGACTCATACCCAAGTCGTGACCGCACATCGGATGGCTGGATCGGTGATACTAGACACGCAGCTCGCCCTAGCGATCATAATCCCGATGCTAATGGCTGGGTTCGTGCCATCGATGTTGATCGTGATCTCAGTGGTAGGTCTAAGCCAGACCTCATGCCAGATCTTGCAGATCAGATTCGTCTCTTATGCAAGTCTAAAAAAGAAAGACGCATTACCTACATTATCTTTGATGGTCGTATCGCCTCTAGCAAAAAGGGCTGGGCTTGGAGAACATACGAGGGCACTAACAAACATAACCACCACTGCCACATCTCGTTTGCGAAAGAAGCTGACGATGATGGGTCTTTTTTTCAAGTACCTATGTTAGGAGCCAGTAATGAATGAATTAAAAACAGCAGCAGGTTCATGGGCTAGAGCTTTCTTGGTAGCAGTTATCTCAATGGCAGCAGCTGGGGTCACAGATCCTAAAGCACTCATTGCAGCAGGCGTGGCTTCTATCCTCCCTCCAGTATTGCGCTACCTCAACGGCAACGATTCGGCACTGGGCTTGAAGAAGTGACACAACAGGACTTCTTTACTCTTTACATAGCAACCATCGGCATCATCGGTGGTCTATCAGGCTATGTCATTACTCATCTGCTAGGTGAAATTAAGCGACTCAA